TTACTACGAATGGACGGTAGAACTTATCGAGGACTACCGCGACGGCTGCAACGACATCGTTGACAGCAACCACTTCGACACCTACGCCGATGCCAAGCGTTACGCTGACTCGCTCACCGTTCCTTACAGCCATTACATCGACATTGGCGTGGAGCGCCGGATGTATAACGCTGACGGCGATTTGATTAGCACCGCTTGGTCGTACATCGCGGACGGCAAGTTGCCAGCCTTCTTTGAAGATGCCTACGGTCGCGTTGCCGTCAAAGTCCCGGCTCGGTTCCACAAGGAATTGCAAGCCTAACCCACTCCCGGCGGGGGACTGCCACCCCGCCATCTTCCACAAATAGGAGACACAACAGATGGACGGACAGAACATGAACAATGAACTGATGAACAGCGATTGGCGAATGCCGAACTGATGGACGCTCTGGCTGACGCAGCGAACAATCTGTTCTGGGACTTTCAAGACCTCACTGAAATTGATGAAACTATTGAGGCACTAGACCCTCTTGGCACGGGCGACGACCTCGTGGGAGTCAATCTCAAAGAGGTCAAGGACAGAGCGTGGAATGCGTTCATGGCTGCATGTGCGGTACTTAAAAAGCACAGGGAGAACAAGTCATGAGGACTTACAAAGTGACGATTCGTGCGACCGTGACCACGACGCTGACCGTTGAGGCAAAAAACATAGACGATGCGTGTGCTGCCGCGCATGAGGAATTTCCAAAATGCGTACTGATCGAGGGCGAGTATGAGCAGATTGAACAGGAGGCTATGGGCATCGAGGAGAGCAAGTCATGAACGACCCTAAGAACATGACCGACGAGCAGTTAATAGACGAAATTGCAGAACAGATTGTTCAAAACATCATCATTAATAATGTGTGGACGACTGAAGATTGGATCAAAGACACTTTGATACGAGGCATTGACTTCGTGCCTCTCGTAGAAATGGATCGAGAGCAGTTGCTGCACGAGTATCGTGATGTAGTGTTGGGTAACAGGAGAACAGATCATGACGCTCACAATGAATGAATGGGACTTGTTTGGAATCATGTTCATGATGTATGGGTTGGGTCTGTTGACTGGTCACTTTGCAACGAGGGTTCGGAAATGAAATCCGTATACACAGAGAAGTTGGAGGCAGAGTATAAATTCCTGCGCGAAGAACTAAACGACACGATCAACCGTTTTGAGAGCATGAAGAGGGAGCATCATCAAACGGTTGACAAGATTCTTGAGGACATCAACGCCAAGTTCTTTGAGTTACAAAATTCACGGATAGAGGATAAGAAAAATGAACGACGCTGACATCGATTTGTTAGAGGCAGAGAGCCGCGCCAACGACACCGTGGCGTTGCTGAGGATGATTCTGGCGGGACAGGTCAGGATCAACGAACGACTGGATGAAATCCAACGGACGATCAACCCGGTGAAATGGGATAAAGACCATCCAAAACTTGAAGACGACATCATCGAAGACATGTTCTGAGGAGGCAACATGGAACGGCACTTCATGAATCCTGCGACGGGCGACATCCACCCTGAGTCGCACTATCAGCGAGAGAACATCGACCTCGCGACCCTGCTTGAAGTCTTCGAGGACAACGGGGTCATGGGCTTTGACATTCGAGTGGATAACATCGAGCGCATGGATGTTCAGCATCCTGCTGTGTTCCATGTCATCGCGATGTTCGTCATCACACTACAGCAGATGGCAGATGAGACCGAAGATGAGAACGAAAGACATGCATTACTTTCGAACGCGGCGTTTGTGTCGAAGGTCATGCTGTCCAAGATTCAGAAAGTAGAACTGCATTGACAGAGTTCAAGGACAAAGACGGGAACACCTTGGTTTGGGTGTTCCACGCACCCGGAAGGGTTTGGAAAGAACGATGGGTTGCTTTCACCAACTCAAGCGAGTTCATCTATCACAAGGGAGACAGGGACTCAGCGTTTAAATGGGCTGAAGATTACATCCGATCAATGCTGTGACAACGGAGACCCCGGCACCTGTAACAGGGTGTCGGGGTTTTTCCGTTTAGAGTTCAGGCCATTCGTTCCATTGCGGAGCAAAGGATTTGTCTGAATACCGACCAGTAGGCAGGTCGTAGTTCAGTTCGACATCACCGATTGCACCGACCCATTTAAACCTAGACTTCCAGACATGCACCTTGGTCTGGTTCTTGTTTCGGCTGACGGTGACACCCATGTCAGCCTTCGCGAACCATGCTGCCGATCCTGAGATGTGCTGGCCCTTAGGAACGCCATCGTCTGGGATGTGCTTGGCAGGGTGCGCCACGAACCACGCATGTAGTTCATGAGACTTACAAAAGAGGACGATGTCGGTGAGCATCTTGGAGATCGCTTGATGCTCTGATTCTCCCGCCATGTCTAAATAGTTATACGGGTCGATGATGAGTCCCCGCACACCCATCCGCATCACCGCCTGTTTCGTCCTATCGATGATGGACTGCACCGTGGAGGGTGAACCATCGTGAGACTGGAGGAACACGAAGTGCTGATTGAGGAACGACAGGGCATAGTCCCTTTCGTCACTTGTCATCCTGTCATTACCGAAGAAGGGCTTGCCGATCACCTTCTCCGCGAGTTTGGCAATGTGCATGTGTGGTGGGTTCTCGAAACTTGCCACCGCGAATCGCCAACCCTTCTGCATGGCGATGTTGATACATATCTGGTCGATCAGTTCCGACTTGCCAGAGCCGGGGAGTCCTGTCACCACCGACAACTGACCGGGGAGGATGGTGTAGAGGGGGTCAAGTGTGACAAGACCTGTGCTTGCACCCTTGATTACCCCTTCGTCGTACAGAGACACGATCTGAGCCTCGAAGTCCTCTGGAAGGTACACACCCTCCAATGGTAGGGGTTTAGCCGCCAATAGGGCTTCTGTGAGGGCTTGGGTGCCATGCTTCTGAAGGGTCTCGTTGGAATCCTTCTCAGGCAGGGTGACTTTCCAACACTTCGCTCGACCGATACGCCTAGCGAGTTCCTCAACGAGTGCCTGTCCGGGTTCGTCTGCATCGGGGAAGAAGATCACCCGCTCGACAGACTCGATGAGTTTGCGAGACTCCCAGAGGTACGAGAACTTGCCATCCATCTTCGGATCGACCTTGCCAAGGGAGACCTTAGCCGGTGCGCCATTCGGGACAGACACCGCATGGATACCGGCAGAGGCGAGTGCGAGGACATCCATCTCACCCTCGCAGATGACCAAGTCCGTACAGCCCTTGGGCAACTGGTTTAAACCAAAGAAGGATCTTGCGGCACCTTGTTGGGTGAACTCTTTATCGCCTGTGCTTCGCCACTTGATGGCCTCTGGCGCATGAGGGTCTCCGTATACAAACCCTATGGCGGGTGACTTGCCAATCCCCGCGAAATATTTCTCAGACCCAACTAGTGGGAACTGATTGGCGATGTCAGGGTCGATTCCTCGACTGACGAGGAAGTCTGTGACGATGTTTGGTATGTGTTCTGTCGGCGGATCAACTGGTTTTCGCTGCTTTGGGAGAGTCGAAACTTGATTCTGGATTTGTGTCATAAGCGTTCCTTTACGGATTGCACCACGGATGCCGCAATGAAAGCATTGATAGACCACCCTGTCTGATTCTACGGTGATGCCCATGCTCTTCTCATGGGATTTCTTACGCAGTTCAGAACAATGTGGGCATTGGATTCTGCCTGTTTGATTTTGACTGACGATGATCTCTGATGGAGTCATATCTGTTTCCTGTTTAAATACCTCGCCCCTTTTCCGGGTGGCCGGTGGGTACCTGCCAGTCCGTACTCAGTGCGCCATGCATCTCAGCATGACTCTGGAACTGCTTTCATGGGAACCCAAAGGTTCATGCATTACTTGCACAAGTCCAGACCGGTTTGGCCGTTAGCCACCCACCATGTTGTCAGGGGCAGACAGAGCATGGATTTACCTAGGCACTTTGGGGCGGACAGGATGATCCCCCTGTACTCATTTACGGCTCGCCTGACCGGCGAAACAGAACGGGGGATTGCTATGTGGAAGGAATCCAGATAGGATTCTCCCCAGTTCTTGTTTCTTGCAACTCAAGACTACCGTCTGTCCCCCATACGGTCAAGCCCCGGTTGAGAAATCTTCCGGGGCTTTTTTTTATCCCCAAAGCCAACCATCACCCATCTTCGTGATCACGATGTGCGTTCGTGGGTTGACCTTGTCGAGAGCATGGAAGACATGCTTCTCTTTCACCTGTCTGTCGTTCTCATAGATCAATCCCTGCATCGCATCAAGAATCACAGACTCATCTAAGTCAGGTCTGCGTGATGCGTAGAAGATCCGTAGATGTACGGCAAGGTCTCCCTGTAACAACGAATCTAGTTTTTGGCATTGCCGCTGGAAATCCTTCAGATATCCACGAGCCTTCGCAGACTTGATGAATGCTGGTCTGCCGTTTAAATGAACCAACTGACGACTGTTCGCCTTGCTTGCAGGTTCACCTAAAATTATAAACGAAACAATTGGTACGCTTGTTGACATATCACTATCTCAATCTGTTATCGTGGCATCTTCCTCACAAGGCAGGAGCCTAACATGAAGATTGAAAAAAATGTGCCACTTCCAAGTCGTATCGCCAAGCGATATCGCATTGGAGCCTTGCCACTCAAGGACATGAATCCGGGTGACAGTCTCTTCATCGAGATCAATGAGAGTGATGCAGAGATTTCTCGCATCTTGCACTCATTGCGTGTTCGGCTTGGCAGATTTGCTTCCAAGAACCCCAAGTTCCGCTTCAGTTCATCTAAAGAAGCCAAGGGCGTTCGGATCTGGAGATCGGTATGAGATTGACGAACAAATTTGGGCTGCCAGATACCGTTGTCAAGGCTCTCACGCGAAGCGAGTACAGCAAGGGTGGTAGCAATCGATCCATCACCCAACTCATCGACTCACCCCGTGTCCGCATCCTCCGACAGGAGAACTGGGACAACATGGAAGAGGATGTGAGCGAGAAGATGTGGGCTGTCTTGGGTTCAGCAGCGCACAAGATGTTCGAAGAGACCGGCGATGACAGGCACATCACCGAAGAGCGTCTCTATGCAGAGATCGAAGGGTGGGTCATCTCTGGTGCCATCGATGTACAGCGCATCGAAAAGGACGGCATCACCGTCATCGACTACAAAACGACATCTGTTTGGTCTGTCATCCTTGGAAAGGAAGGATGGGAGACGCAGTTGAACTGCTATGCCTCGCTCGTTCGCCGCGCAAAGAGCAAGACAGTCAAGGGGCTGAAGGTCATAGCCATCCTGCGTGACTGGAACCGGCGTGATGCAATCGAGAAGCAAGACTACCCCAAGGCTCCCATCGTTGAGATCGACATCCCGATGTGGGACGAGTCTGAACAAGACCGATACCTTGAAAGCCGTGTTGTATTGCACCAGTCCGCTGAGTTCCAACGACTAACTGGCACGGAACTTCCAGATTGTTCGAAGGAAGAGCGTTGGGAGAAGCCCTCTGTCTGGGCTGTGAAAAAGATCAGTGCCAAACGAGCAACAAAACTGTACGACAACGAGGGTGAGGCAAAGGCTGCACTTGTCGATGGTCAAGAGATCGAGTTCCGTCAAGGAGAATCCAGTCGATGCACCGCCAACTGGTGTCGTGTAAACGAGTGGTGCTCACAACATAAGAACTTTTTAGATAAACAACTTGCAGACTTATAATCAACTGGTATCATGTGCTTTCAACAGGAGGATCTATGACTGAAGAAAATAAATACGCTGAGATCTGGAATACGCTTTCGAAGATAGATGTCTCGAAGCATGTCGAGAAGAAGAACGGACTTTCGTACCTGAGTTGGGCTTGGGCATGGGGTGTCCTGATGGACAAGTACCCCGATGCACAGTACGACTTCAACGAACTTGAGGTTCACGCAGATGCGACGGTGACGGTGCATTGCGTTGTGCTCATCAAGAATTGCCGACGCGCCATGTGGTTGCCTGTGATGGATCACCGGAACAATGCGATCAAGAACCCCGATGCGCGGAAGATCAGTGACACCAAGATGCGCTGCCTAGTGAAGTGCCTCGCAATGTTTGGATTGGGTCATTACATCTACGCAGGTGAGGATACGGTCTCTACGGACTCTTCCCCTGCTTTGAGCAACGAGGAGATTGCAACACTTAGTGAGCCGCCGCAGAAGGTGAAGAAAGAGGTGCCTACTAAGTCGGGTGTCAACAACATCCCCACAGAGGAAGGTGCCGCAGAGGTTGTTGGGAAGTTGTTGGAGTTCGCCAACAAGTTCTGCACTGATGAGGCAGGACTCAAGTCTTTCTGGAAGGAGAACAAGCAGATCATCGACATCCTCGACAGCAACTACAAGTCTCAGTACGAGGTCTTGAAGAAGGGTTTCATTGAACTTAAAACAAAGTTTGGAGGTAGTGACAATGTCTGATTACAAGAACCGTGATATCACTCAAGGTGCGCTGTTCGTCAACAACAGGAAGAACTCGCCCAACCAACCCGACTTTCGTGGGGAACTGACTATCAGCACAGCCCTGCTCAAGGAGTTGGTTGAGAAGGCGAAGGCAAGTGAAGAGCCAAAGTTGGCGTTGGCTGTCTGGAAGAAGAAGTCCAAGGCAGGAAACGATTTCATGAGCATCGCCGGTCAGATCCATGCTGAGTACAAGAAGACCGACAAGGTTGACGATTCCGAAATCCCTTTCTGAAGGAGGATATATGAAGAGCAAAGTCAAGAAGTCCCCTCTCATCCGAGCCTTGATAGACAAGGGTTCGTCTGATCAAGAGATCATCAAGAAGTTGTTCGTGTCTCCGCAATTGGTACACATTGTTCGACGGAACTATCTTCTTGAAAAGCAATCTCTTGCCAATACCAAAAAGAAGGTTGTCAACAAGAATCCGCCTAAGGTCAAGTTGGTCAAAGGCAACCATGAAACCAAGGCTGCATTGATCGCCATCATCCGCGCACTGGCGCGTGAATTGAAGGGGATGGACTGATGCTTTCGGTGTTGATGGATGTCATCCATAGATGGAGGACATATAGAAACTTCGACTGGAGGCATGTCCCAAATCCTAACTGGGCATCGAAAAGGAACGGGCAGGAGTATTGGTGAAAGACGATTTTCTCAAGGCTTTGCAGATCGGGGTGAACCTGTCGAATGAGGACAGGTTTGACGATGCCATCAAGGAGTTCGACAAGGTCATCGAACTCTACAATCCCATGGTTCAAGCCCTCATCCAAAGGGGGCGCGGTCACTGGGAGATGAAGAGATGGTCATTGGCGGAGGAGGATTTCCTCAAAGCCAGTGCCATGGATTCCGACAACAAGGACATCCCATGGACTATGGCTCTGATGAACCTTCAGAAGCAGGACTTCGCCAAGGGGTGGGAGACCTTCGACCTTCGATGGCAATCCAAGAAGTTCGACAGCCCTCGTCTAAAGACCTCTAAGCCGCAATGGGAGCCTGATAGGGGCTACAAAGACCTACTGGTATGGTCGGAGCAGGGGGTAGGGGATCAGATCCTCTACTGCTCCCTGCTTCGTTCCCTTAAATCCCTTGTCCCGGAACTGACTGTCCTGATAGATGCCAGACTGATACCGTTGTTTAAACGATCATTCAATGACATCGACTTTGTTCCCCAGAATGCACAGGTCTGGGAGATTGATTCCCAGATTTCCATGGGGAGCATAGCCAAGACATTGGTTCCAACGATGGATGACATACCAAGGCTACGGGCAGACCCCTATCTGGTACCCGATTACAGCCGCTCTAGTGCCATTAGGGCGGACTTTGGACTCAAGCCGGGGGAGAGGTTGGTCGGGATCTCTTGGGCTTCTGGTGCGCCTCGTATTGGCAACCACAAGTCTGCCGCCCTGACCGACTTCCTGCCCCTGTTTCAGGTGCCGAACACCCGCTTCGTGAGTCTCCAGTATGGCGACCACTATGCGGAGATGTACGAACTGGAGAAGAGCCATGGCATCCAGATCGAACAGGTTCTGGATATCGATAACACCCAAGACTTGGATGGTCTTGTTGCCTTGATTACTGCCTGTGATGTTGTAGTCACCGTCAGCAATGTGACAGGACATCTGGCGGGGTCGGTCGGTGCCAGAACCTTCCTCCTCGATAGCAACAAACTCTGGTACTGGAACAGTTGTCATGGGAACCAGAACCTCTGGTACCCCTCTGTGACTACCTACCCAAAGGACAATGCTATCGCGCCTTGGACTCCCCAGATCGACACTCTGGTCAAGGATCTGAAAGACCATCTGTCTGGAGAGAAATCTATCTCGACATTTGTGTTCTTCAGGACAGGCACTGAAGAGGAACTTGTTTACGCCAAGAAGTTTGTGGCATCTCTTCGTGCGTCGAACCCGGATGCAGAGATCATCATGTGTACGAATCGTCATACCCCTGAGATTGAAGGGGTCACCAGAAGGTTCGAACTCACCCTCAACTCCAACGATTGGATGGAGTATCGGATGCAAGCCTATGCCGAACTTCGTTTAGACAGACCGGCTATGTACTTGGACGATGACATGATCGTCAACGCAAGCATCGACCCAAAGAAGTTGTTGGGGGGCATGAATGTCCTGCTCTGCGAGAGATCATTCTATCGAGAATCGCAGTTCAACACCCACATGAAAGGGATAGATTTCCAAGAACACAAGGGCAAGACGATACATCAGGTCTATCCATACCTTGCCTGTGCGACCGTGACCAAGGACTACATGTTCTGGGCAGATTTGCTGTTCATCATGGACTACATCTCACCTAAGTACCGCAAGTGGTACGGGGATCAGGAGTGCATGAGGATATGGTCTCAGACCGCAGATGATGATGAATATGGGGTCATATCAGAAGAAGACTATGCCTGTCTTCCTGAGTATCTCTCCGGAAAGAACCCGAAGATTATCCATTACAAAGGAAATCGCAAATTGGAGATGCTGAAATGAAACAGGTTAAAGGTTGGTGGTTGCCTGATGAAGAGCATCATATCGGTCATTACTTCGAGGCCATCAACGAAGGAGAGTATCAACCGATCCACCAGAAAGAATCGGTTAAACATTGCAAGGAGTTCCGCACAGCAGTGGATATCGGAGCGCATGTAGGGCTATGGGCGCGTGGACTTACAGAAAGATTTGATGCTGTCATAGCCTTCGAACCTTGCGAGGAGTTCGCGCAGATACTTGCCCATAACGCACCGAAGGTGAAGACCATCCATAAGGTTGCCTTGGGAGAACGATCTGGACTGGTGAAGATGGTGATCGAGCCTGACAACACAGGCTCAACCCATGTTGATCGTAAGGCTTCTGGCAATGTTCCAATGATGACGCTTGATCATTTCCAGTTGACCGATGTGGACTTTGTGAAGATCGATGTCGAGGGATATGAACTAGAAGTCATCAAGGGTGGATTCGATACTTTCAAGAACAACGATCCGGTAGTGATCATTGAGCAGAAGGATCGGTATGTTATCCCTGAGCAGGGTAAACATGCGGCAGTGCGATTTATGATGCGGGAATTGCAGTACCGAATTATTGGTAAAGTGATCGATGACTGGATCATGAAGAAACTATAAACATTCAAGATCATAAGTAGAGAGGGGGAGTTAATGAAACGCGAAGAACTTATCCTGATGGTGCAAGAAGCGGTCGTTGAGTTTCCCAACGCAAACCCTTTTGATTTTAGACTTATCAAAATCGAAACGATTGAACGCTTTGCCGCCCTTGTTGCCGCTGCCGAGCGGGAGGCTTGTGCGCGGGTGTGTGACGGATACACGGAGTACGGCGACCCGATTACGAACTGGTCAATAGACTGCGCCGCTGCAATTCGTGCGAGGGGGAATGAATGAAACGCGACTTATACGACTTCACTATCTCACCGGACATGCCCAAGGAATTACATACAACCTTGTATTATTTCCCGCATAAGAAGAAAAGTAGCACCTCCATTCCACCGACTGGCCCTGCATTCAGAGATCCACCATGCATGGCAGTGCATTACGACATAGACGGAAATCTGTTGTTCACGCGGTTCATCTTCAGAGATGGCACATGGAAGGACGAAAAATGACCTTTGGAGAACATGACTGGCTCCGCGCAGAAGATTCGGAATGAAGTTGGAAATGATATGTGATGATTGTTTCTGGTCTGCTGAGATGACAAGAAAGACCGGACTCATCTGGTGTTCGCACAAAAAATGGCATGGTTGGATGCGATACGCAGTCTGTAAAGGATCGGACTGGAAGAAAGAAAACCGCGATTAAACGGCAGGGAACAACGGATGAAAGGTCAAGACAACGGAGAAAGCATGAAAGTGTTTGTCGGCTACGACAGCCGCGAGGATATTGCGTACCGGGTCTGCGCGGGTTCTATGCTTGATAACAATCAGGGAAAGCCCCTGAGCATATCCCCGATACGACAATATGAGATGCGTGATAAGGGGCTGTATTGGAGAGGCGAAGACCCGCTTTCATCTACAGAGTTCTCGTTTACACGATTCCTCACGCCGTACCTTGCCGGATACAAAGGGTGGGCTTTGTTCTGCGACTGCGACTTCCTGTTCCGCAAGAGCATCGATGGCCTTGAGAAATACATGGATCCATCAAAGGCGTTGATGGTGGTCAAGCACCAATACAACCCACCTGAGAAGGTCAAGATGGACGGCAAAGTCCAGACCCAATACCCCAGAAAGAACTGGAGTTCCTTCATGCTTATGAACTGCGAACACCCGTCTGTCAAAGCGTTGACCCCTGATGTGGTGAACACAAAGACAGGCTTGTATCTGCATAGGTTCAGTTGGCTAAAGAATGCCGACTTAGGAGCGTTGCCGCTCCATTACAACTACCTTGAGGGTTGGAACACAAAGGAGGAATGCCCTGATCCGATAGGCGTTCACTTCACCCGTGGTGGCCCTTGGTTTAAGGGACACAAGCAAGTCGAGTATGGTGATGAGTGGTTGGAATTCGCAAAGAGGATTAACCATGAATGAAGAAGATGTCTCGTATCTTGATATCCCTAAAAAGGAGACCGAGAAAGTATGGTGCAAGATAGGCGAAGCCGGTAACTTGGAATTTGTAGATTGGGAGATCATCAAGGGGATGGCTGACAAGTTCGATATCACTCGCCCACAGGACAGGAGCGAACAGATGTTGATTGCCAAACTTATGTGGTTGGTGCGAGAAGAATCTCGTAAGGAATTTTCAGGTGTCTAACGAAAACAATGGGGGAGACCCCGGATCTTGGCAAAGGGAATGGGACAAGCGTCCGCATACCACAGATGAGTTACGCCAAGAGATAAAGGAACTCAGGGAAAGGATCAAAAGTTATTTGATAGACATAGAAAAGCGCGACCGAAAGATAGAAGAACTTGCCGAAGAGTTATTCTTGTTGAACAAGTACTTCTCCAAGTCACTCATGAATGAGAAAGAATGATGATATGGCAGAAAGAAGACATCCTTGAGGTGTTGCAATGGGTCGAAGATGCTTCTGGTGAGATAAGAAGCATCGCCACAGAGATGGAATTTATAGTCATCAGCGAACTGTTTAAAAGGTGCGCTGAAGAAATACGCTCCCTTAGGTCAGAGATAGCAGAACTGAAAACGAAGAAACAACGCAGGAGAAAACCATGAATCTTCAAGATGCCATCTTTTTCACGGAGGTGGACTATGCATTGGAAGAAGCGCAGTTCTTGGTGGAAACGACCAAGGCCAAGCATTCTGTCATCCAAGCCAATGGGAAGGATGGGATGAAGTTCTATGTGATCCCCACAGAATTTGTCTTAGATATCAGAGTCATTGAAACCTTTAGTCCATGAACCCCATCATCAACCTTCTTCCTTGGGAATATGAATGGGTATGCCATGTCGGGGCGAGGAGACACGCCGCGAATTGGTGCAGGTCAGATGCCAAGCACTATCACAGGGAAAGGATGGAGGATGACAGGACGGCTTCAGTCGCCGCCTGTGCTGCGGAACTGGCGGTAGCGAAGCACATTAACCGGTACTGGTCAGGGCATGTCTGGGATCACCGCGACCACAATCAGTACAAGACAATGCCGGATGTGGGTACGAACATCGAGGTTCGCCGTATCAGGACAAGGGACAAGGCCGCTGTCAGGAAGATACAGGTAGGGAAAGGCTTAGTGTTGTTCGTCGCCAAGCCGATCATGCCTGAGATACGGAGCGTAGAGATCTATGGATGGATGAAATACGACGAGGCATGGGAGGTCGGCATCCAGTCTGACTATGACGCAGATACCCGGCTCATCGGCACGGAGTATTTAAACGCATATGAATCCAGAACTTGAAACTGCTATCGCCCGTGCCGTCAAGGAAGATCGCAGGACCATCGACCAGAACTCCTTGATGTGGGCATTGCTCAGTGACATATCCAGTCAAGTCGAATGGCACGGAGAAAGACTGTCCAAGAGCGACTGGAAATGGATCTTCACCGCCGCATTGCGTAAGCAGAGGATGATTCCGGGTATCGATGGCGGCATGGTCTTCCTTGGTGAACCTACATCCAAGATGTCCAAGAAAGATATCTCAGACCTGATAGAACTGATCTTTCATTTCGGGTCGGAGCGAGGAGTTGAATGGACTGAACCGGACTGATACCATGAACACAGACAACTTTTCTCCTGTTTGTTGTCTGTTGTGTACTACAAAGGGGGTCTTATGGCCCCCTTCTTTTTACATCCAGTACACGGATAGTCTCTGCCAATAGATCCATTTCGGATAGTTTGGCTACCTTCATCAGAGCCTTGGTTCCGTGGAACCCATTGGTACCCCGGTGACAATCTACACAGAGGGCGACAGTCAGGTAGTCACTGGCACGATCACCCATGCCATGCCCTGTGCGGATGTGGTGAGCCTCTGTCACGCCTTCTTGAGGCTGCCCTAAGAGGCTACAGAGGACACATGGGAGGGACTTCACCCTACCCATGTAGTCACTCTCGTGCTTGGATCGGCTCAATCGCCAATCCTTATGTTAGCCCTATTGGCTGTT